TTTTTATCCTTAGTTTAAGCCTATATATAATGTAAGCCTAAATTGATTAATTTGTAGTAATATTATAGCACATTTCTTGACATATAAGCAAGTTTTAGGTAGAATATATTAGTATAAAATCAAATTAAGGAAATACAATGGACAACGGTAATACTGCGACAGATACCAGCAACCAGAATGGTGGTGAAGTTACACCACAACCCGAGACAGCCCAAGATTACTTTGGATACGAGCCTACTGAGATTACCTCAGAGCAAGTAGCTCCAGCTAATGTTGATTATCAGTCTGAGGTAAATCGTCTTCTAAAAGAGACAAAGGTAACAGAAGAAGGAAAGTTTGAGTTTCCAGCTGACACTCCACCGTGGGCTAAGGTAGCTATTGCTAACGAGAAGAAATTTCGAGATACGCAAGTTGGCTATACTAAATCTACACAGGATAACAAGCTATTGATAGCTGAGATAGATGTTCTTAAGGGTAAACTAGCAGGTCACTCTGCACTTACAACGGAACAAACAGAGGAGCTAGACCACCTCAAACTAACCGACCCTGATGCTTACTTTGACAAGCGTACAGAGTATGAAGCTCAAGCTCATACTCAATTCGACACGGAGTTAACTGATGTTAAGAATAAGACAGCTAACGAAATAGAACTAGAGCGTAGAGAGCAGTACATCAAGGACTTCAATGTAAGTCGTGATGTACCGATTACTCAAGAGCTAATAGATAATGAAGTACCTGCTAAGTTTTTTAAACAGTTAGAAGCTAACGAGGTTACATTCGACCAATTTGTGTTGAATGTAGCTCAGTATGTGGATACTCCAAAGGTTGTAGGAAAAGGAAGTGAAGTTACTAATGTGACTAATCTTTCTGATGTGGCGGGTGGAGATAGTCCATCTAAAGAGAAACAATATGACAATTTAGCAGAAGATTATGCTAACATTGTCTTTTAATCAAAGGAGATTAAATGGCTGATACAGCAACAGCGGTCGTACCCTACGGCTCAGAGTTACAAAGAAAGGGATGGATGGTTAGAGGTCTAGTTCAAGCTAGAGCAACATCATTTTGGGAAGGATTAACTGGTGGTACTGATGCAGTAGTTTACCAAGAGAACGATTTATCAAAGGGAGCTGGACATGAAGTGGTATTTGATTTTGATGGCAATCTTACATCAAAGGCTCATGTAGATAAAGAGCAAGCTTTTGGTAACTCAGAACAGAAGAAAAAGTTTAGCGATAAGCTAAGAGTTCGTAGACTTAGATGGTCTGTAGATAATGGTGATGAGTTTGACGCAATCAATATTGATAGCCTTGACTTAACTACACATGAAGACAGTCGTTCTAAGCTAAGTGATTTATTCATTCGTGCTAAAGACCAATTCTTATTTGATGCAGCTCAAGGTTTCTTATCTGCGGCAGGTCCATCTCACTCTATTCTACCTAATGGTAAAGCTGCAATAGCTAACCTAGTAGCAGCTGATACAGCTACCTACGACTTCATGATGGATGTTGAAGACATCTGTAAATCAGGTGATGGTTATACTACGGGAGATAAACGTAGACCAATGGAGCCGTTCACATTAGCGAATGGTAAGCGTATGTGGCTATGGGTTATTGACTCTCGTGTAGCTCGTGATATCCGTAAAGATGATGGTTTCATTGGTGTTATAGCTAATGCAGACTACAGAGGTTCAGATAACCGCCTTATTAAAGGTGTAATTGGAGAGATTGGTTCTCTTATCGTAATTGAAGCACAAAACTTCTTTGGTGTGTCTAGCTCTAAAGTAATTGGTAAAACTGAAGTTGAAGTATGTGGATTACGTAAAGTAGATAGTGCAGGGTTATTTGAAGGTGAGACAGGGTTTGGTGCTTCAGGTGTCGTAATTGCATCTCGTTCATTAATTCTAGGTAAAGGTGCTCTACAAATTGGTATGGGTAAAATGCCAGACTATAGATGGCAACCATCTGAAGACTTCGGAATCAAGTCTGAGTCAGCTCTAGTCACATACATGAATGTGCAGAAGACAGTTCTTCTTGCAGAGAATGAAGATTATGAAGATGCTAAAGTAGCTGGTTACGATTACGGTGTAGTTGTAGTAGATACATTCTTCAAGTTAGTACCGTAAGGAGGGTCACATGGCAACTATTCAAAGAACAGATTTAAATCTGAACAACCAAAAGCGTTTTGCAGAGGGAGCTGTGGCTACCTTTCCTGCGAAGCTAAATGAGGGCAATGGAAGATTGGGCACTGGTCCATCTTACATTGACCCAGCTGACTCGTACCATGCGTACTGTCTACCTAAGATGTCTATAGTTCGTAATTTCTATGTATTCACTCGTGAGGCATTTGATACAGGTACTGTAGCTACTATCACTACTATCGTAGATGGTACAGCTTTAGAGTCTACTTATGCGTGTGACGTAGCTGGAAACTTTACTTTATCTACAGCTAGTAAAGCTGGTGGAGCATTAGAGAATGGTGCTTTAATAGAAGTAGTAGATGGTTTTAGCGTTAGCTTCAATCAAACATCTGTAGAGGGTGTACTACAAGTTATAGCTGGTTACACTTCACTAGACGAAAAGTCTGGTAAATACGTAGCTTCGGTTTAAGGGGTTATTATGGCTGTAGATATTTCAAAATTAAACTTAAATGACCAAAAGCGAGCTGGGTTAGCCCAGTCGGTTAATTTAAAAGGTGAGCTAAATTCAACAGAGTTTGCTCAATTCGCAGAGACTTATGTAGCTAATGTAATTCCAGAGGATTGTATCCTAGCTGAGACTTACTTAGTTGTAGAAACTCCTATGCCTACGGGAGCTTTAGCTACTGTAGAAGTAAACGGAGTAGAGGTGTTTGCGGCAGTTGCAGTTGATGTAGCTGGTGTTCAACTCTCGGCAGAAGAGTCAGGTATCAATTTAGGTGTAGCTGATGCTGTATCTATTGTTATCTCAGGTGGTACTGGTGACATTACTACTGGTGACATCTCTGTAGTTACAAGAACTATCGAGTGGAAACAAGTGAATGGTAAGTACACAACTACTGTTCCTATGACACCATACGACCAGTAACTAAGATAGGTTTTTAGTGAGTAGCTTCGGCTACTTACTTTAAAGCTTATGAAGCTTAAAATACCCAAAGGAAACCTTATGATACCTGCTACAATTCACGCATATACTAAAGCTAAGTTAGATGCTGAGAATGATGTAGATACTGATGTAGATACTGATGTAGATACTGATGTAGATACTGATGTAGATACTGATGTAGATACTGATGATGACCTACCACCAATGAGCTAACTGTGTTAGCCCTAGATATAATCTCCCAAGTTAGGGAGAGGCTAGGCGACATAAAGAAACAACGCTGGACAGATAAGCGTATGTTGAATATTGTCAGTCAAGGACAACAAGATATTTGTAAAGTTACCCACTACCTAAGAAGAGTTATTTATCTTCCATTACAAGATGGAACTACTAAATACATACTCCCAAAAGATTGCATTAACATAAACCTAATGGAACACAAAGGCACTATTGTACCTATGTACGCTAGGAATGATAAGGTATTTGTACCTACAGATAACAATTTTGTAGCTTACAAGAGTAATCTTAACATAAGTTCAATAGAATTTAGTAGCGGTTTACCCGACATAACTAAGAAGTTATCTTACACAGCTGACTCATACGAGTTAACATCTGTAGAGATAGCTCCTTTATACGGAGTTATAAGTTACTCTGAAACAGAACCAGACCAGTTAGAGTTAGAAGCTGACCCATTATATGGTGTAGCTACTGATGTTATTCTAGATTATACTAGAGATAAGCCAAGTCACTTTGGAGAGATTACTGATGTTACATACACACCTGAGAGTATGAATGCAGGATTTGTATTACCTGAGTATGGTGTATCTGTAGTAGCGGGTTTTGATGTAGTTCCTAGAAATCCTAAGTATGGTTATATAACAGAAGTTGAAGGTCACACAGTTAGCGGTATCTATGGTTTAGCTTCAAGCGGAGCTGTAGAGGATGAAACAGTTAAGATTTATTATGTAGCTTTACCTGATAAGGTTACTACTATGTTATCAGCTTTAATTATACCTGATGTATGGGAAGATTTACTAATGCGTTATGTAGTTGGTACAGCTCTACAAGATGATAATGATGCTAATAACATTCAAAGAGGGGAAGTTGAGCTACAGAAATACACGGCTCAACTTATGAAGCTTAAAGATTTAAGCACTAAAGACTTTGCTACTAATAGCAAAGAGAAATTTACTACAGAATTTAGGAGTATATAATGGCTACAGAGAATGTAATAGAAGACAAGCCTTTGGTTTTTGTTAAACAAGTAGGTGGAGCTGAAGATTTACTCTTCGGTTTCGGTACAGTAATGCAATTTAGAGAGGGCGAAGCTATAACTATCACACAGATAAATGCAGCTAATATCCCTTATGATGAGTCTCGGTCAGTTAAAGATGTCCTAGACCAACTATTAGCTGGGAGTTAATTATGGCAATTATGAAGATAATCAAAGAGAAAGTTGTAGTAGAAGATATAGAACTCGGTATGGGTGAAGCTATACAGAATAGAGGTACGGGGAATAAGCTCAACGCAGATAAACTACCCTACTCGGAAACTCTAACTACTAAAGGTGCTATAGACCTAAAAG